CTATTCGTTTGTTGTTGTTAATACGATATTCATAAACTTCCACACTTCCTGGAAAGCGCCATGCCCAAATAGCAACAAGTGCCATAAAGCTGCCTGAACCAATAATAGCGTGTAAGTTATGTGTTGTGAACCATAATGCTACTAATGAACTAGTCATTACAAGCAACATCATGTATTTCATTTTAGTTGGGAAAACTTGTTTGCTTACCCAATTTGTTAAGAATGGACCAAAATACTTATGATTGTAGATCCATGCGTGCATTGTTGGGCTGCCTTTACTAAAGCTATAAGCAGCACCTACTAGGAATGGACTAAATGGCAGTCCGGGAGTAACTACACCGATGTACGCTATTCCTAGTAATATAAAACCTAATATTTTCCAAAGACCTTGTTTTAGTTTCATAGCATAAAGTTCTGTGCAAATTCAAGACTACATCTTTCTAATGCGATATCCCACACATCTTCAAGATCTGTATCAAACACTAAATCAGGATCACACGATGATGTGCACCAGCTAATACTAGCTTTTGGAGATCCTAATCCGTTTATTTCGTTATCAAGTTGTCCTGGCTCCCAGGTACACATACCAAGGAACATTCTCCATTGTAACGGCTCGTCGCCTACCTCAAATCTTTTAAGTACGTCATTGTCTGAACTAACTGAAAAGTACTTGTTAACTTTAAATGTATTTTTACTATTCCATTCGGGTGAGTGTAAAATACTAAAACTTGTTTGTTTGTCAGGACCGCCTATATGTAACATACCCGGAACGTGACTAAAATCAAATCCAAGTCTATCACCAAACTCAGCAATTGTCATACGGCTTTCTCTATTTAAGATTATGCCAGTTGTTCCTGTAGGGTTAGTATCAGTAACTAATATAGTTGCTGATCCCCATAATTGGTGTTGTACATAGGGCGGCGCTATTAATATTGTTCCTGCTGTATTCATGTATTATGCAAATGCGTTAATTGATTGTTTTACGTCGGCGATAGTAAAGTATCCTTTACCTGAATTATCAAAACTTGGATTCATCTTATATATAGAATTTTTTGATATATTAGTAGTTCCTAATTCACCGCCACCTTTTTGTCCGAGTACTATTTTAGGATTTTTACCTGCATACGCTGGTAAGAATGTTAACATATATAAGTCTCCAGCATCCATTCCTGGTTTAGCATGATTTATTTTATAATATTTGTAAACATAATCCATTTGGTCAACTGCTGACATGTTTGCTAATTCTTCAGTGGTAGTTCCTAATTGTCTTGCAGTAGCTGGCATAAATTGAATTAAACCAACTGCTGCAGGTTTACCCATTTTTACTGCTATTTTATTTCTTACTGAAGGATCTAACCCTGATTCTTTTTTCATAATTGCTAATAATGCATTAGGTTGAACACCTAATTTATTTGCAACTTCTTTTACTTTATCCATAAAATCTTTGTCGTGTTCTAATGCATAACCTTTAACTTTAGGACCGGCAGATCGTTTTGATTTAACTGGACTAGTGCTTACAGCTGCCGGTGCAGCAGAAGGTCCTGATGACGTCGTTTTAATTGATGCAGGTGCAGCAGGTAATTGTGCGGTACTTGCACCTGCCATATATGCTATCATACCAGGAACTTCAACCATTGCATCATTAATTGCGTCGATTGTTGCTTGATCTGCTCTACCGGTACTTGGCAATCCTACATCGTGTTGTGCTCGTTTAATTGCAGCAACTGTTCGATCGTCAATAGTACCAGTTGGGTCTACATCATACTCAAATGATGATAATGCTCTTTGTATATTTGCAACATCTTCAGGTTTAGATGGTACTACTAATCGAAATGATAAATCTTCGTTTAATGGGCTAAATTCACTCAATCGCATAATTAACTCCAATCAGGTAATGGGCCGCCATATTTAGCACCTTTAATCTTTTTACCATCTACTTTAACACGATTATTGTTACCAATTAAGTGAGATTTTTTACCTTTACGACTTCTAAGACCTTGACTTTTGCAACTAGCTAAGTTACTAGCTCCTAAATCTGAATCAGGTCTAGAACTTTTGCATAATTTTACAGTAGCTTTTCCACGTTCGTCAAGTTGGGTTTCATCAGTAACCCTAACTTTATATCGTGACTCTGTAGCATGTCCGCGAGCTGGACGATCGCTTGTTCTGCCAACGCGTTTAGCAGTAGTACCGATCTTTTCTTCTTTAATAAACTCTTGAGCTCTCATTATAATTCCTATCATCTGTTAATGTATTCAAATACATTAAGCCATTGACGTTTTCCGATTGTTGCTTTTAACAACGTTAAATCGGCACACGTCTTGTAGCGTATATCATTTCCTTTTGATTCAACTACTTGTATTACTGCGTCTTCTTGTTCTGCAACGGCTTCTGCTATATCTAAATAGCTATGAGCTAATCCAGACCCTACATTCCAAATACCTGATCCGTGTACGGTTTTAATAAAATCAATATGCAATTTGCAAATATCTCCTACCCATACCCAATCACGTTTAACTTGATCAGCAGTGTTCCAAACTGAAATACAACCTGTCTTACGAGCTTCTTCTTGCCACTTATAGATAATATTTGCCTGGTTACCACGTAAGTGCATGTACTTGCCGTATACATTAAAGTATCTAAATCCTTGTACAGATGCAGTGTGTGCAAGTTGTCTAAACGCCCATCTATCAAATACGTATTTGCTTAGTGCATACGGTGTTAATGGCTTACATGATGCAGTTTCACTACAGTCTTTACTGTAACCATAAACAGAACTTGTACTAGCATATTGTAAATGCACTTCATGCAGCTGGCACTCGTTAAATATCCATTGACTAAATTCGTAATTTTGAATCATAAACTTATCAATGTCAGTTTCGGATTTATCAGTTAACGCACCTAAATGCACAACCCACTGGTAATTTTTAATATCAGGTAAGTTATCAGGATCGTAGTCCCATCCTTCTACATGCCATCCTTCAGCTGACATCCATTCGATCATATTACGACCGATGAAGCCGTTATGACCTGTTACAAGAATCTTCATAGTAGTATTTATTATTCGTCTTCGTGAATGATTAAAGAATATTGTACACTTGGCATTGGGTACAATATATATTCTTCAGCTTCTTCTCTAACATCAAACGACTCAAGTTCGCAACGGTCGGTAGTACATTTAAACACGTGATATATTCCATTATCGTCTAAATTAACTGATACTGAATGAGTACTAAATTGAATTGTGCATACACTAGTCATCGAACCGCTCCTTTATTATAATATTTATGTATTAAGTTAAGTCTTTGGCAACAAAACTGCTTCAAGCCATAATCTGCAATCTTCCCAATTCTTGTATTGATAGCCAACTCCTCCGGCTTCATTCCACTCAGTAATGTTGCTTAACCGATCATCAATTAAGATATCTCCAAACTTACAACGTTTAACCTTTTCATGACTACGCGGTCCGATAAACACTGGAATACCTGGAAAATACTTCTGGCACCATTCAACCTTATCCATGATTGCATACGGTATGTCATTATTTCTAGGAATTGCTGTTAGAAAAAAAAGTCCAACGTTATGTTCATGACAATACACTCTTAGCCAATTAATAAGTGAGTAGCCACCCTCTCTTACTTGTAGATCACGATATAATCTTTCACAACTTGCTAATCGCTCCCATTCTTCAGGTGGAAGTCGTTCTCTATTATCTAGATTTCGTTGAAAGAATTCTTCAGCAAACCCTTTAAAATCTGCTACTACCTCATCCATATCTACGTATATATTCATGATGCCTCTACTTGTTGTACGATTACTTCTTTACTTGGAAATCGTGCAAATATATTAGTTGATACATCATACAAATACCAATGTGTGTTAACTTTTTCAAAAGAAACTACAATTGTATCTTTGCCATCAATGTCTTCGTCGTCATTATCAAGATCATCTTGATATGATGCATGGAATTGTCGAATACCATCAATTAATGCGTCCGGAGCATGCCGCATTGCACTTCTATACATCGTAATGTTTAACCATAAACCTGATAATACACCAACTACAAAAG